TAATCGAGCTTATGCTTTTCGGCATCGATAACTACCATGCTATGACGAACCGCAGCTGCTTTTTCAGCATCACTAGCTCCAGCAAGAGTCATATCAGTAATAAGATTTGAAATCTTACCCATCTCGGTTCCCGTATTTTTCATTTTCCTAAATTCACGGCCGTTTCTATAATAATGCTCAACGCCATCGGAATCTTTGGTCATTGTGTCATAACCATATTCCAATTTAGGATCGAATCCCTCAAGACCTTTAAGCGGAGGAGTAGAAGCTATTTTTACTTTACCGCCTCTATCATGAGTGGGAATACACATAACTGTGTCACCATCAAAATCCGCACCAGACAATCTTTCCGCAACTTTACTATTAATAGCAACGGCGTCAACTATATCCTTACCAAGAAGATTCTGCGCTGCTGCATGTTTATTATTAACAGTCAATATCGGAATTTCGAATGTACCGCCATGAGGATATCGAATAAGAGCAAGCTTAGTTCCATTCTCATAGTTGGGTGCATATACTTCGGTGTCTTTTAACGAATTTACGGGTATAATTACATGATACTTCTGACCAGGCAATGCGGCTGCCTGCAAATGTACAGCTGCCGAATCACACTCATCCGCAAACTTCTGCAATAAATGCTTTTTTATGGTCGGGTTGGTGAGTTCGCATATTTCGTCGAATTCTGCCATTTTATCGGTCTTAGCTAAATTAAGCTGTTTCTTAGCCATACTAAGCGATTGCTTACCCAAGAACTGCGAAGGCAGGGCATCTTTCCAGTCATCCCAGTCTCCTTCGTCGGCTCTCTTATTTATAAGGCCAAGCTTTCTTTCGCCATTTTTATCGGTATACCAATATTGGCCACCTTTCTCGGCATCTTTGATTGCGGAGCCAAACGGGTTATCAGGATCGGCTTTTATTTTCTTAAGAACATCCTGGGCCGGAGTGCCTTGCTTTTTGTTAGTGTTAAATATGACGTCAACGCCATCCGGCATATCATCGGAATATACGGCCATACCTTTAAGATAATGGGTTCCGTCAACAAGAATACGAACCTGAGAATATCGAGACTCGCCCAAAGACAAATCTTCGACCCCTCTTCTTAATTCGATAATTCCGTCTTTTTCAAGTCCGCCTTCTTCGTTATATCGGATTTTCAGACGCTTGGAATCCATGCTTTCGGGATAGTGGAATTTCTTTTCGAACGTTTCGCCACCATCTCTAGAAATATACTCCTTAAGAGAATGAACCTTATCAAACTCATATATTTCTTTATGCTCGGTTCCTTTAGGGCAAATAACCCTTTGGTTGGTTTGCTGACCAGGATTGGTTGCCTGGGGAATACCGCCTTTATAAATGGGATAACCTTCACGCTCAAGAATATAGAGTGCTTCGTTCAGCTTCTCTTTTGAAATATTAAGTTCACGTTCAACGCCAACACCGACGTCGATCATTCCCTTTTTCTCAATTTGTTCTCTTATGTAGTCTGCCGTTTTCTTAGCCTGGTACATACGAGACTCTGATCTTTCATCAAGCAAAGAACGAACGGTAGATTCGGGAATACCCATTTTTCTACCAATCTCGGTTGCACCAAGACCATCCTCTTTCAAAGACTTTGCTCTGGCAACATCGAGCATTCTTCTTTCATCCTTTGCCAATGCTTTCTCAGTACGATACTGAGTGGTGGTGAGACCGAATTCATTTTTTATGTTTTCGGGTGTCTCTTCCCAACCCTGCTTCTTTAATTCCTCAACACGGCTTAGAAAATCTGCGCTACGCTGGTAAGGATTATCGCCCGAGCCATAAGGGTAACGGCCAGAACGTTTCTTTATTCCATAATGCATTAATATTTCTTCCGCTACTGTACTCATCGGGTTAAGCCTCCTCGTAATCTATTTTTTCTAAAATTTTGTTAAGGTGAACGATATGATCCATAATAGGAAGGATATCTTCAGCTGTCGGTTTGTCGTAAAGAATTTCGTCATTCTGATATATCCTTAATTCCATATCGATTTCGCCAGGCTTGATTTTATACTCCAAACAAAAAAGAGCAGCGTATATTCGCAACTGCTCCATGTGTACTGGCGTTTTTCCTGTTTTTAAATCGTGGATTCTGAGAACGCCTTTTCTAAAAGAAATAGCGTCTGCTGTTCCAAAGAATCTATCGGAATAATATAGAACGACTTCGGTTGACATCTTGTAGCCTATAGCGTCATTTACATACGCATAAAGCGTTTGCTTAGATCGTGGTTGTTTTATTCCTAAGTCAATAGTGTCCTTGGCCCATTGATGAAGCCTTGTTCCCATTTCTGCCGCTTTCTTGTTGTTATATACTTCGACTACTTTGTCATCGTCATATCTTAGCCAGCTTGATTGACTAGGACTAAAAGGAGCATGTAGCCCCTCAAGATTTAAATGTTTTTTGAAGATCACGTAGAACTTCCTCCTTATTAGTCTTATTGATAAATCTTGAAAAAGACATGTTGTTCATAAGGTCAACATAATAGTCTTGATTTGGCTGCTTCTTCGATTTCATGCCACGCTTGCATTCCAGAGAAGCCCACATCTTGCCATAGAGAATGAGCAGATCAGGAATACCCTGAATTTGATCCATCTTAAAGATCATGCACCCAGGGAATAAGTTTTTTAATTCGGTAATGAGTCTGTCTTGAAAGCCACTTTCCAATCTCGAACTCCTAGCCATATGTGGTTTCTCCTTTCTTTTTTATAAAACGTAAAAGAATAAGTAGGCGCTAAAGCGGCGCTTCTATTCTCTTCTCTCATAAAAGGGCATGTTTTTTTCGCGAATTTAAAAAGCCCATGTTTAATAAACATAGACTAAGTTTAGAACTTTATTAATTCGTCGATTTCGCATTTTAAAGCTTTCGCCAACTCAACTACAATATTTGCTTTCGGCGTTCGGGCGCCGGAAATATATCTACTCAGAGTGCTGTCCGGTATTTTTGCTAAGTCAGCTAGATCTCTTTGATTAACACCTAGAGCACACATTTTTTCGAATAATTTTTTAGAGAATTTGGATCGCCATTCTTCCTCAGTCAAAACTCATATTCCTCCTTCATTTTTTGCGTGTGGTCAAAAACCCACTTTTATTTTCGTATTACTATAAATATTTAATTTTTTCTTTCGCAATTAATAGAGAAAAAAAGTGGGAAAGTGGCCACGAATTGACAAATGGAAAATTTTTCTCAAAAAATGCCTCAAAAACCCCTAAAAATGGCCGTTTTTTGCCCAAAATAGCCCGTTTTTTACACTTTTCTTAAAAATTTTCTGCCCACTTTTATTTTTAAATTTGACCAAAAGCCCACTTTTTTTGACCAAAAATTGACCAAAACCAATTTCCAAAATGTAAAAGCCCAAATAATTTGGCCAAAAGCCCACTTTTAGACCAAAAATAAAAGGGCCAGTTTGACCAGCCCCTTTATCGTTTTTATGTATTTTTCTCAGTCCTTAACTACCGCACGGATTCTCTCGCGCCAGGTTCTGCGGGGCTTAGTGCCCTTAGCCTTATTGATCTCACGATCCCTGAATCCGAACTTCTTTCTCTGAATATGATCAAAGATCGCACGGACATACACAGAGGGCCGATAGCTCTTAACCTCGGCCTCTCTTCTCAAACCATTTCTGATGATCTTTCTAGTGCTCATTTTGGTTCTCCTTTACTTTACAATTTTTACGAGGTCTTTGGGCATGAGCTGTTGCTTCGCACCATCACGATCTCGACGAATATATACAGATCCGCGATAATGGTTAAAATCCAGGATCTCAACAATATCGCCCACTTCGCAAGAGGTGTAGTAGTCTCCCTTCTTAACCACTACAGCCTTATCCCCGACACGCAGAGTCTGATCCTTAGCGAGTTTACGGAGAGAGTCGAGATATGTGATCTGCGTCTCAATCATACCCCACCTAACGGGCCCCTTGGTAATTACGGAATAGGTAGGTCTAGGTTCCGCACAATCAACTTCGACAACGGTCCCGAGATTATGGTTATCGACATGCGCATTAGGACCGTTAACCTTCACAGCCTTATCACCCTTACGCAGTACAGAGTCCTCGGCGGGCTTCTCTTCCTGAATCTCACGGTCCCAGCACTTGCGGCAGATTTCGTCCCTCTTCTCACGAGAGATCGGACCCTTAAGTGCCACCTTACGCAAATCGCAAGCAGCGTCAAGTCCTTCGAGAGGTCTATCCTTGGGGCATCCACAAACACCGCCGACGTAACGATCGTTAATTCTATCGGGCTCATCGCGCTTTACTTCCTCTCTGAAAGTCATACGCTTAGGCTTCTCGGGCTCTGCCTTAGGAGTGTCGTCTACGATTTTGACAGCCTCGATAGACTTAAATCCCTGGCGACGATTGTCGCTAAGGCGTACGCACCCAATAACGTTGTAATCCCCATTACCTTTACTACTGTCCTCGACTTTCACAATATCTCCGATAGCATACCTACAGCCTAAGCTAGGCTCCTTAACTACAACCACGAGATCGCCAGGTCTCATAGTCTGATCCTTAGCGAGTTTACGGAGGGCATTTTTACGCATATACTGTGACTTAAAGTGATATCCACGAGACACACACTTCGCCAGCACGCTGTCTTTAGAAATCCCAGGCTCGACAATTTCACAAATATCCCCAACAGTATAATTATCGTATCCATCGGTCTTGACCTTTACAGCCCTATCACCAATCTGGAGAGTAGCAGACTCGGGCTTAAGCTCTTCCTTCTTGAGCTGACCGCCGACCCACTTCTCGAAGTTCTTGCCATAGTAGTCAGGCTCGTTACCCAGAGCCTTCTTAGCGATAGCCATAGCAAGGCCCTTCTCGGGGTCAAACTTCTCGTTGTGGCACTTCACGATGGTCTTGGTATCATCGGACCAGAAGACAATCGTAGCGGGCTCGTTGAAAATAACGTTCTTAATAACAGGAATCTTTCTCATGGTGTTGTTACCTTTCTTATTTTTAATAATTGTTTTGTTAATTACGTCAATATCATGACGACAGTATTCATTCCACTCGTCGATGAGAGTTACCTTTGCTCGTAAGCCATCCGTACCTTTCGCACGGAGAGGACGGACAACGTCTTTTGCGATATGCCTATAAACCTTGTCGATAGTCTCGATAGGTATACTGGTCTTTGACATTTCGTGCAGCCGCTGATTATAGAGATAATCATAAAGCTTTTTAAAGTCAGTCATAGACTTACCATTCTGCCGAGCAAAGAGAGTATTCGGATACATACTCAGAATCGGGTCATAACCGTCCTTAATCATCTTGTTCCAATCCATCTCACTTCTCCTCGAAATAAGGGCATTCGGAGTTACGTAGGATCTGGTTGCACCGGCACTTTGATCTGAGAAATGGATTATTACTATTTGCATTAAGATTCGCCGGGCACTCGGAGCATCTTACCGCCAAGCAGTTCTCATACTTACATTTCCGACACGTCTCGGGATTCTTATAATGAACCTCTTTCTTCTCCTCGACCAGCTCCACGTTACATCCAAGAGCATCGCCGATTTCTTTGAGAGTCATTTTCTTAGTCGGTCTCTCCTCCCAAAGAAGAGGTCTGTTCTTGATGGAAATGGGTCCGGTATCACCGATATTCAGGTAATTGCGGACACCTTCGATAAGACCATACACAGCCACGATATCATTCTCACGAATATTTTCAGGTCTGTTGAAAACCGGATTATATGCGTAGTAAGCCGGACCCTTGTAACGACTCGCGTACATAAAGGTCGTACCCTCGGATGCGCCAGTTATCTGAGCGCTGTCATCCACACGAGCGAAGATCTTCGTGAACTTTTCGCCCACTCGCATACACAGTCCGTACCGACCGCTTCTGAACTTAACGACATAACCGCTATGAACGTCCTTCATGTCGAACTTTTCAAACTTAATTGCCATGTTTCTTTTCTCCTATAAAAATATTAGTTGATGTATTCAAGGGTCATCCATATATCACTCGGAACGTTACCCTTCCATACATAATTATTTTTGAGTATGTAATTGTTATAAGACGATGCCGTTTTATTTGCTCTCATCTTAGCTTGCTCCGCCCAGGATTGCTTTTCTGCGTCTACGCTATCTTTATATTGCTCGTAAACCAGTTTGTCCGAATTATACGAAGCGATCATTGACCGACATGTATCTTCTACTTGTTTGCGTGTTTCATAATTTGTAGCGTCGTCGGCTTCCTGGACCTTATGAAACCAGTTATTCCAAGTCGCTCTACCAGCAGGCGTAGCTCCGAAAAATATGGGTAATCCGATAGTAGCGATAAGCACAACTATTAGGCCAATTATTGCTAATACTCTCATCTTTACTCACCAACCTTTACAACGGGATCTTTGACAGTAAACGGAATGTCGCTATACAAATAAATACCAGTCCATTCAAGGTACTTACCATCTGGAGTAAAGAAGAATATGCCGTTGTCATTTGTTCCATAAGAACCGTCAATATCCGCAAGCCAGTCGTTTTTGTAGTCTCCATCAGTAGAATAAGTGGAACTGCCGAGTTCATAGTGCTCACTATCAGGAGTGAGGTAACTGTTAAGACTCGATACCTTACCGTCAACTATAAAATTACCGACAACCGCACCACCTTCTGTAAACAGAACAATATATCCAAGGGGCTTCTCAACCGCACAGGGTAAAGCATTTGCTTTCTCGCGCTGACCGTTAACCCAATAAGCTCGGCGAATAAGATTATAACGCTCCAAGGAATAATCGATATCCTTTGGCGTGGGCTGGTTGCTCTGCAAATTACTGGCCACTTTTGAAGTCTCGGAAATATCCGCATCGGAACCAGTGTACGTAGATTCACAACTCGCAAAACATGTCATAACGACAAGTAACATAGTGAGTGCCAAAATAGCTACAAAAATCTTTCTTTTCATTTTCTTTTCTCCTATAAAAATATTATTTAAAAAAGCTTAGTTGTTCGCCTTCACCAAAGGCATCAAAAAAGGGACCCTGTTTACGAGTCCCCTTCTGATTATCCTTCTTTTTTCGTGGCGGTTCTTTCTGATCGAACTTGCCACTTCTCAGAAAGCTGTTATATACGGCAATAACCTGGTCGTCATACATCTTCTCGACTTTACGTTTCCACTTATTGCCGGAATATACCTCAGCAATCGCTGCTCTCATTTGATCTATGGGCATGATGACTTCCCCTTAAATTTTTTATAATCGTCCTTAACTGACGAATAATAAGGAATGAATTCAGGTTCGAATCCGATAATAGTACCATCCTCAATCACCCGAATGGTTACGATCCAGCCGCCGAGCTGCGAGGATATACCTTTTCCTCTGAAGAACGGAGTCTGTCCCTGGAAGCAGCCAGTCAGAAGACCATGCACATTTCTGTAGAACATATACAGCTGTTTGTGATAATGTCCGACAGCAATGATGTTGGGTTTTGAGTCGCTTTCCATAGATTCGATCATCTTCTGAAGCTTATAGCTCGTCGCATACGAAACCCCATCCCAAGGATGCCGAAGCTCAAGTACACAGTTCGGTGTGAGATTTACTCTTGCGCAATCTTTGCCAAGATACTTCATATCCGATCTTTTTCCAGCGATGGCTTGTCCGATGTCATAACCAATGTGCTTGTAAATACTTGCATCATGGTTACCAGTGATGAAATATGTAGTGATTCCTTCTCGATAAGGATAGTTCTTAATGACCTCATCTCTCATATCATCGGCGGATATCGTGTAAACTTCGTATTCATGACCGGGCCGCATTTTAAGACCCTCGGTCAAATCACCCGCGTTATACACCTTATCAACGCCCTCCATGACAAGCCGATCGTAGAAGTTATGTAGATGGGTGAGCTGAGTATACTTACTGCCGATATGAATATCGCTGATGACAGCAAATTTGATTATCTTAGCCCCATCCCACTGTGCGTCATACGCCTTTGGCTCCTGGTTTTCGATGACCACACGTTTCTGTTCGGCAGCCTTTTCGGCCACCTTTTTGTGATTATACAGATATTTCTGAACCGTATCGTACTTAACAGAAATACCATAATTGCATTTGAGTTTATCCTGGACCTCTTTCGGCCCCATTCCCGTAGCGGCCAACTCGACCGCCAACTGATGCCAATCTGTCAAATTTGTTCCTCCTTGAATTAATATATGCGACGGCCAACAGCACTAAACGCGCTCATAGCATTCGCCGCACTACCAGCGCTCACAGCATAAGATGTCATAGCAGCAGACATATCTTTGATGGCAGCCCAATAATGGTTACCATCATCAGATTCGTGACCCGATTTAGTAATCAGCATAGCTTTTATATCCATGCTAAGATCCTTCTGAGAGGCGACTGCCTTAGCAACTTCAGTACGGTGAATACCACGAATATACCAAGCGAACGGCTCAGAATATCCAAGCTCTACGAGCTCTCTAACCTCGTGCAGTTCCTGTACTTGCTCGATACCTACCTGTATCGCCAGAAGCTTGTCTTCGTGACTCCAGTTCTCACACTTACTGCCTTTGAAAATATCATCCGGAGTAAGCTCGTACAGAAACTCAATAGAGCGAGCTGCAAGCTTATCCTTAGAGCCGATACCCTTGTCAATAGGCTCGCCGATAACAACCGAATCCGGATATGCGGCGTTCGTATCGATCTTATACTTCTCGTAATACTTATCGAGGTCACTCTTCTTAACTTCAGCTCTCACTCTGAAGAAGCGATTACCCTTCTCGATATTGTAGTAGTCAAACACACGCTTGAGCTCAATACAGAAATGGAATCCGCTTCTGCATTCGCTGATTTCCTCGCCCTTAGGCATCGTATGTACATTGTGCATTTCATACTGATAACCGCGGCATCCAAGAGTCTTATCCGTACCCTTGTAACCCTCAACCCATACCCACTCCTCGGGGACCTTCTTCTCGTTTCTGTCGAAAATAGCCATTTTTGTTTCTCCTGTTCCAAAATTATAATTTATGTATTGTTTTAAATTAACATTGTTGAATTGGTCAACAATCTTCATGGAATAATCGCTCGCCCGAATACTATCCGTATCTAAATATCCAACCGGAAGACCATAACTGCGCTCGAATTCCCTTCTTATTTGGCGAATCAGCTTCTCATCATAGGTACGATTAGGGAAAGCCTCTAGCGTATCCCGTCCAAGTTCATCAATCACGACGGTTCACCTCCGGTCTTAGGAAGTACGAATTTCTTATCGAGAATATTATCCTCAGTGTATTCCTCGTACATAATGCAGATACTGCCGCTAGGTTTACCGATCCCGCCAGTCGCATCGAAATTGAAGCTTCGCACATAGATGCCAGGATGTTCTTTCATAAATTCGTTAAACTGAGCATCCGCACTAGCGGACAAAGAGGATTCAAATATCTTAGCTTTTAGCATCAGGCTTCTCCTTTTCGTCATTTACTGCACGGACCGGCTGGTTATAGATTTCATCATACTTCTGAGCGTTTGTATACATTTTAAGATCAACGTTAATGAAGGAATCATCACACTGCGTAAGGACCTCGACCAAAGCTCCGTCATCGTAAATCTCGATGCAGTTGCCTACGACCTTAGCTGCAATTATCCCTTTCGCATCAACGAGACGTTGACATATGCCGATAGACCCGCGGTACTCGCGCTCAATATAAACGCACGGTCCGCCAAAGCGGTGTGCCTGGGCTACACTCAGAATATACTTAGCGCCGTTTGCTCTAAGCTTGAAATCCAGGACCCTAGTCTTGTCTTTCCAGAAATCAATTTGCTTCTGAAAGTCTCTCGTCAGTCTCGCCTCCCTAGAATCCGCCAGCTCAAGCATTTCCTTTCTGAGCTCTTCTCTGAGTTTTTCAATCTTCTTGTCAAACATTTTCGTTTCCTTTCAAAAATATCAATCTTAATCGTCCGTACACATACGTGCTTCTTTTATAGGCCACTCGAAGCCAAAATCGGTTCTTTTAATTTTGCATACCGGCGCACCATCGAGCCAGAAGACGAGTCCTTCCGCCGGTGTCTCGTTGAGAAACTTTAAAATACCCTCGAAAGTTCTATCATCGAGGTCAGGAAGTTCAGCCTCACCATGCTTCCACAGAATATCATAGGGTAAGTTATACGGATTCCCCTGGAAGTGTTCGCCGACAGCTTCATATGTACCGTCGGGAGTTTCCTTTTTGCCGTATCTGAGTATTCTCTGCTGATATGCTCGAACAAACCACTTGTCTTCCGGCTTATTCTCGTCTACGAGTACCCAATGCGGATGATGCCCGGTAATAGGATCAGGATCGGGCTGACAGGGGATAGCGCCTTCGGGAGCTTTCTTTCCGCCCTTAGCGTCATAACGCTTGTAAAAATTACCGTCGATAATCGCACAGCAAGAGCCATCTACCTTTACAGTAGCAATACCTTCGAGAAACGCCCTCTCACATCCGGGAGTAATCTTATCGGTAATTCCGACAACTTTGTGCTTTTCAAACTTTCTTTCGAACAGAGTGGGAATTTTTTTCATTTCTTTTTCCTTTCAATTAAATAAAGATTACCTATGCCACTCAAGCAATGGTATATCAGCTCTCCGCAGCGCAGCTTATAGTATCTTAAGTCTGAGTAAATATCCTCTATAGTACCCTCAAGCGTTTGACCGCAACGTTGTACCTGTACTTTATCTCCAACATAAGCCTTAGTACCGTCACTGCATTCAATAAATCGGTGTTTACGCATTCCGCTTCTTCTCCCTCTCCGTCAGCAGCTGAACTTCGTCGACCATATCAGCGGTTGCGTGAATAAGATTACCGTTCTCGGTCTTGATCCTAAACCACTCCAAATGGCCGGAATCGAGCATCATTATCGAATTGACTTCTCCGGTCCACGAGAGACCATTCGTAAAGTGGACCCAAACCGTATCCCCAACGCGAGCCTTAAAGCTGTACTTACAGCGAATATAAGCTCCTTTGTCGGTGTCAAGTCTCTTCTTCAACCCCTCATACAGCTCCCTCGCCTGAGCCTCTGTGCAATCATTCACAAAAAACTCCAAGTCTTCCTGGAAGGAGGTATGCTTGGTGCTCTGGTAACTAGACATACACTTCTCGAGGTGCTCGATTCGTGCGGCCTTTTTATCGTTTGCTTGGCGGAGTTCATAATTCTCAGAACGGTACTGAAGATTCTCTTTTACCAGCTTTTCATTTACCTCACGAGACTCGCCAAGCTGCTTAAGATTATACTCAAGTTTCATCTCAGCAATATTCTTTTGTTCTCTAGCTTCTTCGAGAAGTCTACGTAAAGTTTCATTCTTTCGTGTTAACCATGCCATCATTTTCTGTTTCCTTTCTTTTTATAACCGAAGTCCTCAAGGCAAGAACAATATCCAGCGACATCCCCAGCGCGAACGATAACGCCTCCTTTATAACCACCGCCGCTATTGTACTTACTGATTTTTGCCGCGCCAGGCGTATTGGCTTTTTTGACAGTGTAATATTTACTCATCTGTTTTCTCCTTGATTTCGCCCGTAATTATTTCCGAATAAGGCAGCGTTTTGATCCACTCACAGAGGTCTCTCCACTCCTGGAGCTTATGTGCCTTACGAGACTTATACATATTAGCCAGAACCTCGTAATTCAGCATTACCGTCCTGCGCTGGTTGTAAGAAGATGGGAGAAGCTGGATCATCTGGTCCCAATAAGTTTTGTCCTTGGTCTGAAGATACAATTCTCTACACTCGTTCAGCATGAGAATAACCATCTGAAGTGTATGATAAGGAGCACCAACTCCATTGCCAATATCAATATGGCTCAATCTTTCATGAGAGAAGTCGTCTATTACAAACTCCTTAGCATGAATCTTATGCATCGTGCTACAGCTGTTAGCAACAGTGCCGACCTTATAGGTGTCGAATTCCTTCCACCAGTACAGTGGTGCCGTAATATCAACATACACGGTAATCATGCGCATATACTTGCGGTGATCCGTACCAGCATTGCGGAGCTTCATCATAAGGTCGTGGTCTGCATCTCCGAGCTCAATCAACGAAAGTTCTCTTCCCTCGTTGACCTTACAAACATGCCCCTCCATGTCATCGAAGAATAGACTGTCGCTCTTCTCCCAAGAGTTCATAGGGTTTCGCATTCCTCGGATGACATGTTCCCAACCGAGGACTTTGCAGTTTTCAAGTTTGATCATGTTTCTTTTCTCCTATTTAAATATTAATTCTTTGAGTACGCCGATTACGCAGCTTATAGCCGCCCAAATTATGAAGATAAATATGAGTGCGAATATAACGAGGACTATGGACCCAAGGGTAATTGCGATCCATGCGAGGATGTTTAGTAGAATATCAAGCATGTGGACCTCCTTGATTCATTTCTTTTTGACGTTTCGAGATATCGAATATTGCTTTACCATAATCAAGTCTCCTTCGACACGTCTTGCTTGGTTGATTATCTCCAGCTCGTCGTCGCGCTGCTTTCGCTCGCCCAAATAATCGGGACAATTGGCGTGGCAACCGATACGTCGTTTCGGGGGTTTACAGTTTTTGCAGCATTTAATAGTCATTAGCTATTATTTTTTCTCCTTCTTTTCATCAAAACAAATGACCTTTAAAGGAATGAACCAAAACGGCTTCATCTCCAGCTTTTTGCCGGGCAGATTCTCGGCATGCTTATCAACGACGTCCTGCATGCATTTGCAATAACCCACGCCATAAATAATCATCACCGTAACAGCCGCATTCAACAGCTTTTTAATGCGCATAGTTTTTCTCCTTTCTAAAAATGTGGTGGAACCGCAGGGACTCGAACCCTGGACCGCCCGGTTATGAGCCGGATGCTGCTAACCAGCTGAGCTACGGTTCCAAATTAAAAGGGAAGAGCCTCTGTTTAGACCCTTCCCTTTGCTAGTTACAAATCTTCCCTTATAAGATAAACGCTGTCTCCAGACAGTCGAATTTTTACCGGAAATTCACGACGCACGGCAGAACGCCTCAGCGAAGCATACATATTGAATTTACTGCTATATTCGTTAGGCGTGCACTTAACTTCGGCCGCCTTAACGTTCATAGCCATAAATTCTTCGAATATGAGCCTCGTATCCTTTCGTTCCGATCTCTTGCTCCTTTTGATCTCCTCAACCTTTACTTCGACCAACCTCATGATTCATTGTTCCTTTCTTAAAAATACGGAAAATCATCTGTTTCCCTATAAAGCAATGTGTAAATTTCGCGAGTTACAAGTCGCTGAGATACACAGTTGGGAGATTATATTGATTGCATATCCCCTGCTCAATCACGCATCCGGTTGCCCAAGCCCATCCATTGCAGAACACAACCAGGTCTGCTTCACTCATCATCTGAATACTCTTGCCAAGGTGCCATACTCGTCCAGCATTCTCAGGCGCATCGCCGTGATGGTAATTATCAATAATGGTAATTCCCTCTCCGTATATCGGTTTGAGTTTTTCGATAGCGTCTTCTCTAAGCGCCATTACCTCAGCCTCGGAATATCCATGCATCGGATGACTTAAAAATACTTTCATTTCGTGTTTCCTTTCCAAAATAAAAAGAGAAAAGGCATACATTAATATGCCAATTCTCTTAGTGATTTAACACCGCTACTATAAGCCTTGTCCCAATATGCTCCCACAACATACTTAAATCCAAGGGCTTTACATACACTAGCCTTGGCCGAATTCGGACCACAACCAACACGAACAAATACATGGCCATCACCTGTTAACCATCCACCAATACGGTGCTCTTTCAACATGTGAACCACATACTTTAATTCAGTCTGATTAGCAATCTCTTTAACCATAGACTTAGACGTTTTGCCTTCTTCTCTGTAATATTCACTATACATAATTGTTCTCCTTTATAAAAGTAGTATTATTTCATAAAGGAGGTTGTTTTTTACGCGTATTACCACTTAGCCCACTTAGTCTCATTGAACTGCTTCTTCTCACTCAACGCACGAGAAATAGCAAGATCAATACCTGACCTAGATTTGAGATGGTAATAATATAATTCTTTATATGGAGTGTTGAGCCTATCGATTCGTCCGGATGCTTGAACCATAACCTTGTAGCTATAGTTCTGCGAGTAAAATATAATGGTGTCTGTTGTGATGCAGTTCCAGCCTTCTGCCCCGGCGCTATACTGAACTAAATATACCCACTTATTACCCTTTGGTACGGGTTCGTGCTTATGGCCATTCCACTCGGCAACTTTCACACCGTCGCCATAATATAAACCTTTCAGAATCTCAAGCTCGTAGTCAAAGTTGTAGAATATAATAGCCTTAGGGTGGTCCTCCAGGATCTCGAATAGTTTTACCTGTCTGGCTTGGTCGGAGTTCACTACCTTTCGAAGTAGATAACAGAGTTCAGCAGCGTTAACAATCGGGGCATTCTTGTAGGGGTTCCATCGATTACGCATAATATCTTTGTATTCTTCCGTACAATAACTGACGTAAATATCCTCGTGATTAGCGACCGTGTTTCTCTGGAAATCCATATCCACGAGAATTTCGTTTCGCAATCTAAGTAGTCTACCCGTTCCTATGTATCTTTCAATCTTCGGATATTTTGTGAATCGACTGTATACTGCATGCTCTTGTAGAAATTCAGTTTTGTTTCTGTAGAAGCCATTCGCTACAAAAACGGGAATATAATCGGACCACGTATCTCCAGGAGTCGCCGATAGTAGAATCCATTTATTACGCTTAGCAATCTTAAGAAACGCCTTAACCCATGCTCCTGAGCCTACGACTCTTTGCTCGTCGAATATAAAGAAAGCACCGTAGACATTTGAATATTTTTTAATGTTATTCCAGCTATCAACTACGACCTTGTTTTTGTAATAGCTGACCTCTGGATGAGTAGAAAGAAGAAATGGAACCATCTCGCCTTCCCACTCTAAGGTATCTCTTTTTCGCGCCGTTGTGATTATGTATAGGTCTCTCGGTTCCTCCATCGGAGAATACGGATTGATAGTTCCGCCTTCGTTGGTAAAATAATAAGCGAGGGAGGTCCGAGACTTGCCCGAACCAACCCCACCGCATAATATGCACCCGTTTTTCATTTCCCGAATGGCTTTTTCTTGATGTTCATATAGTGTTATCGCCATACTACACCTTCGGGATTAATACATATAATTGACGTCCGTTCACTACTCCACAACCTTCTAGCAATTTATGTTCCAGTAAAGCGTTTAATCCGTAGACTCCAACCATTTGTTTAATATAATCGCGGTAAATAGCGTCCACACCCTCACAGTCAAGTCTCACAATATCGTAAACATAGTCAACATAACGCATTATAATCAGTCCTTTGTTTTTAGTCTTTGTGCATTTGTCATTGCTTCCTTTCAAATATAACCTTTCTCTTTCAGACTGCTGTAACCAGGTCGTCCGATGATGACGTGATCCAAGACTTCCACACCGATAATATTACCGGCTTCGATGGCTCTCTTGGTCGCCTCAACGTCTTGACGGCTAGGCTTGCAATCTCCGCTGGGGTGATTATGAATTAAGAAGATAGACACAGCATTTGCTAACAATGCCTTTTGAAATATCTCTCTTGGACTAAAGATTGAGCTATTAACGTTACCATGAGAAAGTTCAAATACTGAAGTTAATTCGAGTTTCGTATTCACGCAAAGCATGTACAAATATTCCTCGGTTTGTTCATCCAGATGTAAGAAATATCTACCAAAATGGGCAACCCTTTCTGGACTACTCATTTTTCTATCAATTTCTGGACAATTGACACTGTATTCTTTTTCAAGAACCGCTTTTTGATCTTCAGTAAGTTTTGTTTTATACTTTGTTATTCTCATTGTTAACACGTCCTTAGTTAGTAGTTGTCCAGTGGCATTGTCAACAAATACAAAAAAGGCCAGTACCGATGTTACTCGATACCAGCCTTGCGTTTTTTAGTCTTCGTAACGTGCGGCGAAACGGTCAATCTTCTGAGTCACATGAATGGACTGAAGATATGCGCTACGACCAGTCTTACCGTTAACTTCCCAGTCGTAAGGACGAATGTCGAGATCGACTTCGAGAATATCAATGTCGTCGATACAACCGATACTCTCCGAGTCGAGTTTGATCACCTTATCGCCGGACTTAAGATATGCAGTAGGTCCACGACCATCGTCATCGTACTTGATCTTGACGGGCAAGCTCATGAACGGCATATCGCCATCCATGCGAGGAGCCTTAATCTTAACGTTATAGCCGGCCTCGATAAGTGCGTTGGCAATATCCTGGTCCTCAATCTTTACAGAGAAGTTACGATCGCCCTCTCTATTAAACTTAGAACCTGCTCCTGTAAAATTACGATAAATGATCTTGGCGTCATCGATCTGCAAGATTTCTCTAGGCGCCGTTCCTACAAATGTAATGTTCATATTTTTTAATCTCCTTTTAAATGTTATTTTTAATTAAGATCGAATGGGGGCTCGTCGTCCTCTTCCTTTGGAATATAAGGATCATTCGAAACAAACCATTCAAAATCACCATACTTGGATATGGTGTCAACCGCATCATCTACCATCTTGTCGTAATATTCGCGATTAATATCGTCGGTCTTTTCGAGCGTTTTAACCATCTCAGACTCCAACCAACGATATCCCTTTGAGCCAGTGGCAGCGGAATATTTTACATTGCCCTCTTTGTCTTTTCCTTCTCTGAGCAGCTCGCCTCCGCCGGAATTCTCGTTTATCGGACAGAACTGGCCAACCTTTCCGACGAACCGATAATCATGCTCGTCCTCAGTCATGCCTTCGTTCATGTCCAAATATAAAGCAGTGCTTACGGCCATAGTCTCGCACATATCCTCGAACTCGATATTCTCTTTCGTAAAGAGCTTCTTGAATACATATGGAACCTGGAACTGTTTACCCGTTGCAGTCCACTCTCCAGCGTGCTTACCGTCCTTATACTTGGCAATATAAACCGCATCGTTCACCAGACACATTCTGTCGTACGTAGCCTCGTGCTCGAAAGTATAACCATACTGCTGACCGTAATCCATAACGAACTGAATGATCTCAGGTGTCGCATCGGGAATCTTGATCGAGTCGGTCTTAATATGAGCAACAGTAAAGCCTCTCGCCTGAACCTCATGCTTGAGATTGATCATGAATAGGGCTCCACGCTTCGCCACAATATTATCCTTGTTACGAGGGTCACGGAATGCGTTCTCGAATGCTGCGGACGTCAAACCGTATACGGAGTTAATCGCAATCTTAAGGGCCTGTGCCAAGTCAGCAGCCGCACTCTCATCGTCGAGATATTTGGCAAGCTTACCGTCCAGCATTTTTCTGGCAGCGTCAAAGTCCTTATGTTTGATGGCTATACGAGCGTCACGGATCTCCTGGAATCGCTTCGTGTATTCCTTACCGAAGAGTTGTTCGGCGATAATGCTCGAAGGATGCATAGACGCAATATCAAGCAACGCCACGTTACCGTACATACCAGGTTCGGCATACACATATCCACCTTCGCCGACTTCCTCGTCACGATATGTCGATTTGCCAGCTTCGTACTTATACCCAGGGAATAAAGGTCGTCCTTCTTCATCGAAAACGGTGTATTTGTCTCCGAAGTTATTAAAGAAGAAATTATCTTCCGTAAATACCGACCGATAAGATTCTTCCGATACATCGCCCATATTTCTATAGTTGAATTGGCTTTGGGGCTTACGGTCATTACCAAATATAATTCTGGTAGTCAACGAGTTTGTGGTGTCGTTAACCGTCATTCCCGCAACATCGGCCAGGATTTGTCTCGCCGTAAAGTCGGCATGTAAATGATTAAATACTGCCTCGGTGGCAATTACGTCGTTATCGCAATATTCGGCAACCTTTGCCCACAGTTCTTCCGGAACGGGCTGATCCCACGGTAGACCCAATTCTTGGTGATGGATACCGAGTTCAATCTCCCATTTTTTAAGAGATTTCTTATCAGACGAGAAATCATACACATCCGTATAGGAAAGGTTATAAGCCTCACCAAAGAATGCATTTTTGCTACCGCTAATTATCCTTTGAGACAAGTTATACAGCTGCTCGTTCGTATACCCCATTAATCTCGCATAGAGAATATGGTTGTCGTATCTGCGGCAGTTGAAACCGATAAGTCGATATCGGAGAAGCTCCTCAATCTCACTAGGTTTCGGATTTATCATTCTGACTACGGGTTTTCCCTCTCCTTGCACTTTCCAGTTAACAAGGAACAAGTTAGGAAATACCTCAACGTCGTAAAATATAATTAGACTGTCGTCATCATCAGTTGGTATGGATGGTTCTTCAGACTTGAAATGCATCTTATTAACCAGCTTAATACAATAGTTGGCTTGATTTGTGCTATTTGCAGCAAAAGCCAATACGTCGTTTCTCATATCAGAGACGTCGTAATTCAGGCCGCCATTGTATGCATCCTCAAGTATCCTATGAATAAAGTCGATACTGGGCTTAGTGCCAGGATGTATCTCTTTATTAAGATTACGCTTTATCAGTGTCCTAAGCCCTTTCTCGCTCTTAACAGCTTCAAAGTTTATCACTTTGTCTTCTCCTTTCAATGGTAATCCCGAGCTAATAGTGGCGATTGGTAGGTTATTACACTTAGATAACTTTCGTCTTAACGAACTATTACCGACCGATAATTTGATTTCGATATGGTCATCATAAACCCGACTGAGCCGGGAAGGATCTCCAGTATAAATATAATGAAGATGAACTCCTTGCCCGCTTTTGCTGAGTTCTGCGTACGTAGCCGGCCATTTACTCGCCTCTGCAAGATTGCGTTCAAGACACTTATTTCCGTTGTCGTCCGGAATATCAAAGTCAATGACAATATGATTCTCCGGAACCTTTACGTAATGAAGTTTAGATGTATCGATTTCCGACAGTTTTGTGGTTACCTTTTCCCATTTTTTGGATGGAGTTCCGTTTGACGTTGCGTATTGGGCAGGATAGTCAGCCGATTCTTTATCAAATATAGATTCGATCTCCTCGAATTCAATCAGCTTAGGCTTAACTTCCTTCTTTTTAGCGTTTTTCTGGTTCTCGAATTTCTCGGTCATAAATCCGCTATAATAACTTCGAACTCTTGATCCGTCTTCAAGATTAAACCTGTCGTTGTAATCTCTAAAATAGTTCTTGAGTTCTTCCT